TTCATGTTCTCAGGATTCAGCCACGAATCGGCCGACACCTCCACTTCCGCTCTCGACGCTGTCCGCGTAACCGTATTGAATTTATAGAGGGTATGACCGGGCACCCGAACCAGTTGCCCGATCAGTTTGTATTCGTTCTGCTTTCGTTCGACGGCCTCGATCTGCGCTTTGGCTATCTTATCGTTCGTCACGCCGTCATGTGGAGTCAAGATGTCCATCGTTCTATTCGTTTTCGTAAATCGGTCGCCAGCCGATAACGACACCGTGATGTCCGAGCGTATTACTGAAATAAGAGTCATACCAATATCCAACGGAATACATAGTTTCGTCATTCCCAACAAGTTGTATTTTCAATAACACGTCCTTGCCACGCTCGGGTGAATCCTTCGGATTGCGCCAGCGGAGCAGTTCGTTCCGTTCACTCATAGCACCTGCAACAAATCCACGTCTTTCCAGCATAGATAGATATCCCAATCTGACCGGAAGCATTTCGTCAGGATCAAGGGGGTCGATTACGGCTTCTTTTGCCCGTTCTTTAATCGTTTTCATATTTCGTTCAGTTTATAGCGACCTTTTTTATTCCGAAGTAAAAGTCCTTTTTCTACCAGCCTTAAACAGATAGGGGAAGCCCAACAACTATGGTGTGCTCCGGAAAACCCGAAAGTTCGAGCGTGTTCAGTCCCTATCACCGACGGCGACACATAATCTTTACCTTTCAGGTAGGATATTATCCACTCTTCGCTTTTCGTCAGTTTCATATCTCGTTTAGTTTTTGGATAAATGATCTCAAATCTTCACACAGTACAGGGTGGCAATCCCTGCCGATCCCGCCACAACCGTCCTTGTATTCGCAGGAGGACTTGAATGCCTCTACCGCTTTTTGCCGCATCAGCTGCTCGGTATCCTGCTCGGCGAGTTCGGCCGCACGGGTCATTGCAGCCCGGAGCTGCCATTTGGCGTGGTCTGTCATCTCCACCGTGAGATGATCCATACACCCGTCGATAAATTCTTTTGCTTCTTTGCTTTTCATTCCTCGGTCAGTTTTTGGATAAATTCGTCGGCTATCTTTTGGGGCATATCGCCTTGAAAAATGCCGCCCATCATTTCCTTGACAATCTTATGCGCTTTCTCACGCATCCGTTCCTCGGCCTCCTGCTCGGCGATTTCGACACACTCAACCGCTCGGCCCTTCATCATGGAAGGTGCTGCATCACGGCTATTGCCAACGGCATATTTTTCAATAAGCTCTTTTGCTTTTTGGCTTTTCATCATTCACCTCCTTTCAGCATTTCGGGGTTGTCGTGGATATTCCCGATGACCCACATCTGATATGAATCATCAAAGCAATCGGAGATTTGAAAAACATCAACGTCCCCAAAGTTCACGACGAAACATCCGTTTTGCCATTCGACAACTCCGACGCTTTCAAATTTGTCGGTAAGGACGTCGCCCTCATAGACCTTTCTCGTGTTCTTGTCTTTCATCCCCGTGTATTGGCCGACGGTAGCGGGATCGACCTCCCATACGCAGGGGTACGATGCAATGAAATGCCTTACCTCGCCTTCGCAAAGGCCTTGATAGTAGAACCCTGTTACCCAGCCATCAGCAGGGCCAGTTTGTGTATTGTTGTCGAGGCGCTTGCCTCTGAATTTAATTTCTCTCATATTCACATTTGGTTTTACCGGTTATCACCGTTCCCGTCGATCACACCGCGTTCTTATCGGTGATTTCACCCACTTCTGTCATCAGTCCGAACAACATGTAGGTGTCATGCTTGCAACGCTCCATGCAGGTTGTCATCGCCTGCTCTTGATACTCATTCAATGATATCCTCGCTATTTTGTCCTATTGAAAATTTCAAACAACCGATTATAAATCTCTGCAAAGCGTTTTCGCTGTTCTGTATCGGTCAATGTATTTGTGAACTTATGGGCGACAATCCGTTTCCTCTCATCCCATATTATTCGGGCCTTATCGACGCCGGGGACAAAAAAGATATTCGGATATTTGCGCCATTGGATCAATGTGCCAGATTCAACCATCGTGAGTATCTCTGCCGGAAGCGTCTCTTTCGTCGCTTCGACAGAAAATATTTTCCCTCGTTCTCGTTCGATTGCATTCTTCGTTTTTTCGATTTCTGCCTGTAAACGTCGGAGTGAATCATTCTGTCGATCCCATTTATCGAGTGTTGACCGACCGTTGCGCTTATCATTCAATGGTTGACCGTTAGATTGTTTAACACAATTGAAATGGTTTAGCAATCTGTTATCGAAGATCTGCTGTTTCTTTTTCAGCGATTCTTCGAGGATTTCAAGGCGTTTTGTCGATTTCATTGCATCCATCATATCTGTAATTATTTCGAGATTTTGCGAGAATCTCGCTATTTCACCAATTCGAACTCATAAGCCACGACCCACGGATTGCGCGCCCACGCTCCCCGTCCCGACACCTTGTCGATCAGCGTGGCGAAGGCTTCGCGGGGAGTAGGGAATAATTTCCAAGTTCCGCCGTCCTCGGTATCTACATACGATTCTTTGCTCCAATCCTTGCATTTTATGCCTGGAACATAATCTTTTTTCATCCTTTATAGTTTTTGAATTCCACACTCTTGAAAATCGCCCGATGATTGCATCAGCGGGCCAACCGTTTTTGAGGACACGT